TATTTCCGCCTGGTGCATCAACATCTCTGAACTCACCTGGTTGAAAAGGTTGATCATCATCACGAATTCTAATACCTCGTGACTTAAATCCTGCTGGTAAGTTAGCTAAAGTACCTGCATCAAGTAATTGTCTTAGCGCAGAAGTAGCTGTTCGTGATAATCCACCTATCATATGGATTAATCCAAAGCCATAAAAGCCTAAACCTGGTAAAAATTTGTAATGAACAAAATATTCTGTTCTTTTCATCAATTCATCTTCAGGATCGTAGTTACGATATATAGATAAAATTTCTTGAGAGCCTTCATCAATAGTTACAATGTAAGGGATTTTAATATTTCTGTCTTTTTTATCTAAATCAGGATTTTTTTCGAATTCTTCTAAGTCTAAATCAACATGCATTTCTAATATATTATGTTGAAACTCTGTATCTCCTGCAGGTTTAACACCTTCAATTTCGTCTAATTTTTGTTTTAAATTACTTTCTTCTGGTCTTTTAACTGATAGTTCTATGTCTCTATAAAATCCTGCCTTTTGCTTTTTAAGAACTTCATTATCACTCATCTTAATGATGTGAGTAATTCTTTCACAATCTTTTAAATCAGTTGCATAATAAGGCACAACTAAATCTTGTGCAGGCACAAATTTAGCAACTGCTCTTTGCATAATTTCATCGTAATAAATTTTTTTAAATGTAGATCCAGATATTGGAAGATAAAATAATAATTGGTCAAATTCTGGAGTATATTCTTGCATTTGATCCATTAACATGTAATTCATAAAATCTTCAACTCTTTGCGCTTGTTCTACAGTTTCGCGAGTTGCAGCACCAACAACTTGTGTTCGTACTGGTCCTTCTGGTGGTAATAATTCTTTGTAAGCTTGTGCTTGAAATTGTGTAACGGACTCGGCTAGTAATGGATGAGTCACGCCTGACGCTCCTTGGAACGGTCTAGTTTGTTCTGTATATTTAAAACCTAGTAAATCTAAACCTTGAGTATAAGTTTGTTCCCAATCTTGTCTTGAAACTTTATCTTTTGTGTAATCTTGAATAAGGGAATTAGCCATACGAGCAAGTACTCGCTCGTCCATATCCTCTGCTAAGTTTTTGTAGAAATCTCCTTCAGTTTCTTCTGTAGTTTCTTCTTCAACTTGATCTTCATTAGTTGGAGTTTCAATTTCTACATCAACTTCTTTTTCTTCAAGAACTGGTTCTTGAGATTCACTATTATTATCAATTTCAGCCATTAATAAAGTTTTGTAGGTTTAGTTCTTCCTAATTTTACTTTTGCAATAACAGATCCACCTGTTTTAAATTTCATTCCTGCTCTACCTAATGCTCCTCTAATAGATCCAAAAAAACCAGGTGTTCTTGCTTCATCAGACATTCCAAATGGTTTTGCTTTAGTAATATCTAAACCAGTTTTAACTGCTTGTTCTGTTTGTGCAATTTTAGCCATTGCTGCATCGTCAGACATTCCAAATGGTTTTGCTCTGGTAATATCTAAACCTTTTTTAATAGCTTGATCTTCTCCACCCGCACCTAACATTTTTGAGGCTGCATAGGCTGCTCCAGCTACTGCTGCGGCTTTTCCTAATCGTTTAAGTGTTTTATTTGCCATGATTTACTCCTTTGTTATAACAAAGATTATAATATCATGCAAATATATTAACGACTAGACCGCCTTCTTTTTTATACAGTTTAAAAGGAGTACCCTTCATGGTTTCTGTGACTTTTATACCAAAAGCAGGGTAATACAGGTTAGGATCATTAGCTTCCATTTTTACTATTGAACCACCTTTTCCAGTTATTGATTTCCAAGCCACAGCTTCTTCTTCAGTTTTAAAAGCAGCTATGTGTTGATTGTTATATTTTATACCTAAAGCTTTTCTTGATTTTTCATCAAGATTTAATTTTTCAACAACTTTAAAAGGTTTTTCAGGATCTGATAAAGATACATTAATTGTTTTAGCCTCAGTATTATACTGTCTTGCTAAATCCTTCATACGCTCAGGTATGATTGCAAATTGTTTTGGATTTGTTAATTTAACATCATCTGCTCTATCAGACTTTGCAGTTACACCTAATCTTCCTGCTTTACCTCCTGCATCTCCATAAAATTCCCAGTCTCCTAATTTTCCATAAAAAGGTTTATTACTTGATGGATTTAAATTTCTAAGTGCATGCAATCTTTCAACTGGATTAATAACAACCCAATCTATATTATTTTCAGCTGCAGTTTTTAAAGTTTGTTTTAATCCATGATCACCATAAGAAGATCTGTCAAAAAATGGAAGATATGGTATATCCGCTTTCTTTCCATATCTTTCTTCAATTTTAGCAACATTAGAAGCATTCATTGTTTTTTTTCTAAGCTCCTCAAAATTAGAAGCTAGTCTTCTAAACTCAATTTTATCTTTTTCTGTAATAGCTGCACCCTTACTAGAGATTGCTTTCATTTTATCTTTTATGTTATTTAAAGCGACATTCGCTTGGTTAAACTCTTGTTCACTGTTAAAAGGGTTTATAACTTTAGATCGTGTTGGATCTGCTGGAAAAGCAACTGCTTGAATGTCTGATTGTATTTCATCTATAGCAAATACTTTTTTATTTGGATTACCTTCTAATGATCTTTTTCCATATCTAACATGATAGATTTGATTATTGAAAACTTCTTCATCTTTTTGAAAATGTTTTTGCGCACTTAAAGTTCCTGGCTTTACATCTTTATCAAATGGAATTTTTTTAATATAAGCAACATCTTCATAATAATCTTCAGCCCCTTGTATTCTGTAACTGAATTGCTCTCCGTATCTTGGAGTTAATCCTTGATTAATTTGTGATTGAATATTTCTTGCAATTGATCTTCCTTTATTTGCTAATGGGGTTAAAGCTTCTGCAGGTAAAAATTTATTAGGGTCTACATTTAATTCTCTTTTAATAAAATCTTTTAAAGCGCCAACACCTATATCTGATTTTCCAGTTTCTTTAATAGAGGTAAAATATTCTTTTGCTAATCTTTCTTCTAACAATCCTCCTTCTAAAGCATTTTCAACTCTAGCCTTAACACCTTTTGATTGTCCTATTAAATCCATAATTCCTTTTTGAACACGTGTAATCAAATTACTTGTAGTGGTTTGTTCTTTTGCAGGAAGCCCAGCATAATATTCATTAATTTTTTTAGATACATCATCTAAAAGTCTTAATTCATCATCTATATAACTACCAACATCCATTTTTAATTTTTCAGGATTTTGATATTTAAATCTTTTAATAACAGTATTAACTGCAGGTGATTTTTCAACCATTTGTATTAAATCTAATTTAGACACAGGTAAATTGTTTTCTTGTGCTAATCTTAAAAACCCACCAACAACTTTTCCTTCTTTATCAAATTGAGCTATGTTAGTATCAAACAATTCTTCCTTAGTAATTGATCCTCTAATCTTAGCACCCTGAATTGGTATTTCATAAGAACTTAATCTATTAAAATTTGAAAATTCTTTTATCCATTGATCTGCAGGTAAAGGCTTATTAGCAGGATGTTGAGCAAGATAGTCATAAAGTGCAGAACCAAATCTTTCCTTCTTACCTCCTACAGTTAAAGGTTTAGTTTTACTTACATCACGTATTTGTTTAAATTGATCTATGTATTGTTGATATTGTGATGGTGCAACTTCTGCTGCTCGTTGTACTTTTGTTGGAACAACATCTAATATTTCTGCAACCTTATCACCAGGGAGTTCCGTGGTTCGTGATACAGGAAGCTCTGGTATTTTTTTCTTAATAATTTCATCAGCTATCTTTGCACCTGGTAATCTTTTTTTGGCTAATGCATAAAGGCCCGCGCCTGTCGCTCCAAGGACCCCGAGTCCTCCTGCAATACCTAATCCTGAAGAATCTTCTTTTACAGGATCAGAAGGTACGGCTGATGTGGATTCTGTACCAAAAAGTTCGTTTAATTTCTGTTGATACTTTGACATTTACTTCCATCCACGTAATGCAATTTTTGGTTTGCCTTGTTTTAACAAACCACCTGTTTTAAAACGTTTTGTACCTCTTAATAAAAAATTGTTACCCTCTGGAGATTTACTAGCTTGAAAAGAAAGTGCACCTGATTTGTCTTCAGTATTGTATAATAAACCAGCAGCTATATCATCTTTAGACATTGCAGAAATTGCTCCTTCTACTGGACCTTTTTTTACAGCTAAGTTTGCAATTGGTTTAAATTTTTCTTGTGTTACATCAAACCCAGCTCCAATTGAAGCTGAATCTCCAGCTTGTTTATTTAATACGTTTGCATCAAATAAATCAGTTATATCTATACCTGCACCTTGAACTTTATTTCCCAAACCTCTTTCAATAGTTTTAAAAATTTTTTTTAGTTCTGACATTAAAGCATTCCCTTATAATATTTTTTATAACTAGGGTTTGAATATGTTTTATCATTCATTTTTACATCTATGAATGAACCATCGTATGCTTTTTGTGGTCCTTTAAATGGAGTATGATACTCATGTCTAATCTCAAACTCAGTATCTGTTTCTGTAGGCTGTCTTACTGCTCTACCAGTGTAAGCTTTTTGAACTTTTTTCATCTTGCCTGATTTTGTTTCTACGTATCCTTTTTTCTCAAGCCTTGTTTCTCTAGCTTCTTCAGCTCTTGATTCTTTTGATTCATGAGCCTTAGACTCATCCATGTATTCACCTTTACTAGCTTTCTTTACGCAGTTAGGAACACGCTTACCTTTTTTCATCTTCATTCCTTTTTGTTCGTACCCAACCCAACAAGTTCCTCTAGCCATTATGATAATTTAGCTGGTCGTAAACCTTTGATTTCGGCTCTGCCACCACGGACACCGCCGCCTCGACTATAGCCCATAGGTTCACGCGTCATCATTCCACCACCCATTTTCTTTTCAACATTTTCTTTTGTTTCATTAAAGATTTCTTCTCCAAAAAATTTATTACCTTTTTTAAAAGCTTTTGCAGCTAAACCTATTCCTGACATTGGGTTTTTAGCTGCCATAGCTGCTAAACCCATAAATGCTTTAACTGGTTTTAATTTTTTTGGTTTAGACATACCAGCTTCAGACAATGCAATTGCGATAGCTTGTTTTGGATTTTTAACAACAGGTCCTTTTTTACCTGAATGTAATTTACCAGCTTTAAACTCTCTCATGACTTTGCCAACTTTCTTTTGACCTTTAGTCATTCCACCTTTAGCTCTTTCTATGTATTCTTTACCTGGTTCTAATTTCTCATCTTCTAAACCCATTCCTCTACCTTTAGCTTTTTCAGCTTTTAATACTGCAAAATCTTTAGCATCTATTTTATTTGGATTACCTGCTCTTGAAGCAATCTTCTTTTGTTTTTCTGATAACATCGTATCTCCTAATAGTATTTATATTCTTTAGGTATTCTGTCCATTGGATCTTTCCAGTCCGATAATGTTTCAACAAAATTACCTTGTCGGTATCTTAACACAGCTTGAGTGGTACTGTCGACATAGTCATCATTTGCACCATTAGGAAACGCCGCACATTCTTCTATAACTTCTAATGCATAATGTAAATCTTCAGGATAATAAACGGAGCCTGATTCAAATATTGGAGCACAAGCATTTACTCTTACGTGTTTATCTCTACCTTTAGATGGCATAAAGTCTACAACTGGAATACCCATTCTTCTAAATTCTTGTGATAAAGGTTGTCCTGATGCTTTAGCTTCTATGATTACTGTCTCTGGTTCCCAATACCTATACTGTTCAAATGCAACTGCTTTTAATTCTGGAAAGTCATATTTACCTTTAAGGGCATCTAATAAAATTAAACAAGCTCCTTTATCTTCGTGAGGATAAAATATTCCCCAAGTTGTAATAGCAGAATAGTCTGCAGTTTCTTTTGCACTGAAAGCGGTATCATAAGATTGTATGACATGAGCAAGATTAGGAATTCCTTTTTTCTTCCATACTCTCCACCATTCTCGTTTTAATATAGCTCCTTCTTCTGATGTAGGTTCTTGCATATATTGTGCAGACCAGTTTCTTGCAGGTAAAGATGCTTTAACTTTTTCTAATTCTTCTAGTTCCCAATATTCTGGCCATACAGGTTTACCTGAATTTAATATTGCAGGAAAAGAAATTAACTTCCATTTATCTGCTTTAGGTTCCTTTTGTGCTTTGATTAATCTTCCAGTCAAATCATCTTCTGCCCATCTCGTCATGACAACTAAGATCGAGCCTCCTGGTTGTAAACGCTGTCTTGGTCCAGAGTTATACCACTCGTATGCACGGTCCATGGCCATATCAGACATAGCATCTTGTTCCGTGTGTGGATCATCTATAATTAATAAATCAGCACCTCGTCCTGTAATGGATCCTCCAACACCGGCAGCGTAATATTCACCACCATGATTTGTTTCCCAACGTCCTTTTGCTTTAGAGTCTTCTTTTAATTTTACATCACCAAATATTTGTTTGTATTCTGCTTGTTCCATCAAGTTACGAACCTTACTACCAAATCGAACTGCAAGTTCTGCGTTGTGAGACACTTGCATAATTTTCATTTTAGGAAACTTCCCTATCATCCAAGCAGGAAAAAGATAGGATGCAAATTCAGATTTAGTATGTCGTGGAGGCATATTGATAATGAGCCTTCCTTTTTTCTGACTAGCTATGTTAGTAAATTGATTAGCAATAATTTGATGGTGCCCCCATTTCTTTGGGTCCTTTTCTTTACGACAAATAAAATCAGGCCACACCTCCTGCACAAAATATAAAAAATTATCTTGGCACAACTTTATGTGACTCAACCATTTTTTTTCGACTTCTTCACGAAGACGTTCAGTAGTTAATAGCGATTTATCCATGGGTCCCCTTTAATATAAACCATAACTAATTTAATTTCTATGTATGTTCAAAACTTACGTTTTAGGCCAAAGCCTAGCTACAATCATAGATTGTATGCGTGGTACTAGATGTTGTGGTTGATTTTAATAGTAGCCCTATTAGTTGAGCCTTGCCCAGTTCAACAGGCGTACCCTGATGGCAGGTGAGGGTTGCTCAGCAGGTTAGATGCTGGTGATTATGCTGGTTATTATGTGGGTATTATGTGGGCTATGATTACATAGCCCACGATA